AAAGATAAACGTACCACCTACGAACTCCATCATCCACACTTGGTCCTGGGAATACACAAGGAAGTTGGCACCTAGTGTGGCACCATCCATTATGGGTGTCTTCATTTGCACGAGGTCATTGAAGCCTGCACTGTTAGTAAGGTCAGTCTCGTCCCATGTATCTGGGACTTGGTTGGCCAACACGGGATCAGAGAACCGCACACGGTTAGGATAGCTAGTACCTGCCTCCACAGTGCCTAGAGCCAACAAGAAGTCACCAAAGCTGCGGAGGGCAGTGGTTCTGTAGTTGGAGGGCCAGTTAGCCAAGGCAGTAAAGCTGGAGGCAGTAGGCACCCTTGCTACAGGTACTTGGTCTGCACGGTTGACGTACTGTACATCCGCAAGAGTTGTAGCTGTGGTCCTATAGATGGTCGTGGAGGTGCTGGCGTTAAACCTCTGAGTGAAGGTGCCATTGGAGAACTCATAGATGTCGAAGGTATCATCCACCAACAACACAGTATCGTAACCAGATAGGGCTGTAAGACCATAAGAGAACACAGGGTTCCACGGAATGGCATCTGAGACAGCCCGGTAGACTGGGCCACGGGTCACATTGCCATCAGTGAACCTAATGTTCTTGGCTCTTGTGTAGGCATTGGTGGGGAGGTTGTAGGGGTCAACATCAGTGACCACACCCACAGACCCTAGTCCACGGATTGGTAGGTTAGGCATGGCCTGAGTTCCTTACTGTAGGTTAAGGCTAAGAGACTACTGGGGGCCAAGTTACTGTGCTTGGGAACCCAGATTGCTGTGGGACATCAAGCAAGTCTTGGCGATAGGTAGACCACTCGTTCTGCTTGTCTGAGGATAGAGATGCCCAGCGCAGCGGGTTGCTGACTATTGCATCCACCACCACTAACAGACTGTCTCTCTCAGCCCTTACTTGGGCAGCTAAAGCAGCATCAAGCTCAGCTTGGGTGGGAGCAACGTATGCTCCAAAGTCATCACCAACTAAAGCTAGGATGGCTGCATTGTCTACTGTCGCATCAGTGTCTGAAGGGTCCAAATGATAAGGTATCCAGCCGTATGTGGGGTGGTTGATCTCAACGTCCATGCGCTGGTTGTCAGACTGTAGTGACTGTGCATTACGCACTTCTGCTATCGTGATGCTCATTAGGAAATCCTCAAGAATACGGTGCCTCGACCATAGGTACTGGAGCTGTTGTAGGACACAGAGCCCATGGCTCTCCAAGTGCCTGACATGGTGGTGTCTCCACGGGCCAACTGTGTCATGTTGGCTGCGTACACAGTGTTACTGCCAGTAACAGATACAATCGCATTCACACCGCCACTCTGTAAGCTAGAGCCAGAGTAAGAAGAACCAGAGCTGACTGATGTACCATTCTTGACTAGGAAGGCATAGGTTCCAACAGCACCAAATGATGTACTCTGCGAGGGTATCGAGGATGCAGTGATGTACCCAGCGCCATTGGTCAGCTGGTTGTTGTTAGTTACAGCAGCAGGCAGTCCTGAGATGCTTACGCTGCCAAGGCCAGAGCGTGTGAGGGTCAACGTGGTGCCACTAACAGAACCACCAGTCACATAGTAGTTGGTGTCTGTGGTTCCAGCTGGCAACGCAGTGAAGCTAAAGTTACCACTGCCATCTGTTGTAAGCACTTGGCCACTAGCAGAGCCATCAGTGATGCCAAGGTCAGTCAAGGTGCTGGGGATGTCATTGAGATCTGCCTGTGTGGCAGTCACAGCGCCAGTCAAGTTGGGAAAGGTATTCTGAAGCGTGCTCTTGATCAGGCGGATGTGGTCATCAGCTTGCGCGAGACCGTCAGTAGACGCAGGGTTCGCAGGGACCAGAGAGTTGACGTATGTTCCATTTTCCAGAGCCATATCTATGGTTCCTCTTTCTTTTGTTTCTGTGGGGGACCTCTCGTTGACTGAGGCCGACAACAACAACAACAACAAGAACTTTAGCCCTGTATTTTGAAGTTGCTTTTTGTTTCGAGGGTGCGGGGGTCAGTTTTTGACTAGGGAACCTAAGCAAACTAGGGACGCTAACAGCTAACCCCTTGCAATCTATAGCTTCTGTGGTGTGAGGGATGTATGGTCCCACTGGTGGGGGCCTATGATCTACACATGCAATGACATTGGTTTGACATTCGCCGACGGGAAATTTGTTAGGCTGGGGGCTTAGAGTTTTCGACAGAGATAGGGACAACCTCAGGCAACCTCAGCTCACTTGATCCACTCTTGCCACACATCGTCACTACACCACGGACACTTATGGTGAGCAGCAGCGCTTATAGTGCCACGAGTTATGCCAATGTCCTTTAGTGTCTTAGTCGAGTGCATCCGTAGTTGATCAGCAGCTCTATTGGCAAGTCGATGGTGTTCATAGGCAGCACAGGACAAATAGATAATCTTTAGTCGTCTTACAAATGCTCTTAGCATCTTCGGTTCTCTCCGGTTCTTTGTGGGAACCAAGGGACCAACACACTACTATGAGCGGTGGTCTACCTTGGTTGTCCTAAGCAACCACCTCAGCAACACAACTACACACACAACTCTTGGCTGGTACTATAGTTGACTAAGGTCAGCTCGGGACGTTCTCTAGTTCTCTATTGATTGGTGTTATCAAGGTGGATGTTTCTTTGGTCAGCTATTAGTACTACCAGCCCCCGGGGTATACTGGAACGCGTAAGGATCTAGGGACACTCTAAGGCTCCTCGCGGCGCTATCAGTCCCGCTTCCCCTTCTATGGGGTGACAGAAGGTCGTTTAGTACAGAAAGTTTGTCAAATAGTGCAAAAAGTTCTTGCGAGGGATTACGATTTGATTCATAGAGGATATACGGAGGCCGAAGGCTCTACGTTAAGTTAGTGGGCGACAGGCCGCAAGGTGTGGCAGGGGACTGTAACTCCCCCTGTGTATACCAAGCGGCAACAATCGCAGAACACCACCAACCATTCGTGTGACTTCAGCACTCCTTAACCAAAAGGAGACTGATCGAATGACTACTGCAACTCTTAGCGCATACAAAACAGCATGGACCGTAGACGCAAATGGCGTCGGCTCCGTTATATACACCAACACCGCAATAGTTTCATGGGACGACGACACAATCACACTTCGCTCCGGCGGATGGGAGACAGTCACAACTAAGCGCAAGATGAACCAATCAAGCCAGCAGTTTGGCCTTGGCTTCATTGTGTATCAGAGGGACTACACTTGGTTCGTTGACATGCCTGATGGCCGTACCGTGTTGTTTACGGACGGCATGACATTTTCACGCGATGCAAACGAGGTGGCAGCATGAGCATCCACGTTAAATTTGGCATAGCGAGTAATGGTCAAGGTGGCCTCATTGAACAGCCTAAGTTTGAGGGCCTTGATGTCAGAGTGTTTGAGATTTTAGACACTGGTTACGTTCAATTCCGATACTATCGTGAGTGGCACAAAGACGGCAATCGTGCCCGATCTTATGGGTGCAGTGTGCAGTCTGACCAATTACTGGTGGGAGCCACAGCATGAGACAGGCCATCGAAATCATTGGTGAACTGATCGCTGTCGTGTGTGTCTTCACTGTCCCCCTTCTTCTCTTGTTCCTGTGAGCCCAGCAGCGGCCAGCGTACCCCTCGAAGCGCTGGCCATCTCGTGGGCTCACATGACCACGGTAACAACTGAACACAGGAGAATGACTGATGAACATAACACGACGCAGCCCTTGGTCGGGCAAAAAAGTTACTATGCAAATCAACGTGACTGCCGCGCAGTTACAGGCTTGGGAAGGAGGCATGTTAATCCAAGACGCCATGCCAGACTTGCACCATGCTGAGAGGGAGTTCATTAAAACTGGCCTAACTCCTCGTGATTGGATTGATATCTTCAAGGATGACTTTGAGGAGGTGACATCATGAATAAGCAACTCTCACTGACCTTCACCCTCGAAGACTTCAACAGCTTATATAGCGCCTCAATGCGCAGTTTCTTGAGTGAACAGCTACCACGCTTCGAGCTAGTCAAAGACCACCAAGGCCGCGCACTCTCGGAGACAATGGGTGATGAAGGTCGTTTTATGTACTGGTTAGACACCAAGTGTGACACCATGTTGGCCCG